GCTTAATAATCTTTCTCTCCGTATCTATATTATGCAGAGAGAAAAAATTCAACTTTTTGTGTCCAAAGTATTGACATAGGTCCAAAAACCTAAAATTAGAGGTAATGAATGAAATTTCAAGAAATATGGAATAACATCATAAACCATGCTGGAGAGCAGTTTTTTACAAAAACAAATTTGCCGTTTACTTACTCAATTGTAAACAACTCGGTTGTCCCGGATAGAACAAAATATCCTTTAGCCAAGAGTAACTTCGAGAAAGCAGCAGAGATAACTCCTCTTGAAGGACCTGGTCAAATAAACAACCTAGTGAGAGGTCCGGCTTACGTGTATGCAATCTTGACGGATAAAAGAATACGATAGAACGTATTAATGTTGCTATCAAGTCAATGGCACTCTTAACAGGGTGTACTTTTTACGTCCATAAACTAGGAGATTGAAGCATGGCGGATGATTTTTGATTGAAGATGACATAAAAGATAAAAAAGTTTAAATTAATTAGACTAATTAGAGAAATTTTATGGAATTTATTGTAAAATAGTCGGTTTTTATATATAATATTTATAAATAAAAGGTAAAATAAAGGGGGAATTATGTAATGAAAGGTAAGGACATATTCACTGAAGATGAAGCTAATGAAATAAGACAGTTATTAGTAGAGAAAATGGCATCATCAACTAAAGACCAACAGAAAATAAGAAAAATATTAAGAAAGCGATTAGAATTTCATATTAGAGATTTCACAAATAAAAATGGATTTACAGTTGATGATTTTAATGAGTTGGTGCAATCAGGCATAATAACAATAGTATAAAACAATAATAATATCTATTTTATTATGAGTACAAAATTTTAGACGATTTTATTTAGCTAACCGTAAAACATACGAAAGTCAGTATAAATAAGGTAAAAGGTAATGGATGGAAGGTCAACATGAGGCAATATTAGAAAAGGAGGGGTAATATTATGTGGATACTGTTGATACCACTTGCTATTATAATGCTTTGTTTGGAGGTAGCAAAGAAATCTTGAAAGGAGAATGATGAAGATGGGAGAAAGAATAGGACGAAAAGACACAAATGGAAGAGAAGTGTGTTTGGGTAATATAATTAAGAATGTTGAGGGTACTGTGTTTAAAGTTGGAAAAGGAATGGACGGTACTTACTTTGAAGAAATAAAAACCAAAGAGAGGATTTGGTTAAGTGAGATTGTTTTAGTATGGGACATGTTGGGTTTTGAAATAATGGATATAGGGGTGGTGAAATGAAGAAATTCTTTAAGTGGTTCTTGATACTGCTCCCTTTACTTATTATTGCACCATCCGGAATAGAAACATTTAGTATAATCGGTTTGGTATACGTTAGCCTCATCTCCCTAACGTGGTTGCTTCTTCGAGGGTTTAAAAAACAAAAACTTTCACCAGAAGATATTATTAGGAGAGATGAAGTGAGGAGAGTTGTCGAGCAGCAAAAACGTGAAGATGCGAAACCTGTGGTTTGTCCGAAATGTTATTCACCCAGTATCACATCGAATGAGAAAGGGTTCGGTGTAGGTAAGGCTGTAGTTGGGGTAGGGCTGTTTGGTTTACCCGGAGTATTAGCCGGGAACATTGGGCGTAAAAAATTAAGGGTGACTTGTCTATCCTGCGGTCACGCATGGCGAATATGAGAGTAAATCATAAAAAGCGGACAATCACATAATATATAATACATAAATATAATTTGAGTACCGAGAGTACCTGCTAAAAGTAATTAGGAGGTACTTTTATTTTGACAAATTTACTGATAATAAAGGGTGTCTTTTTTATGCCCAAGAATAAGGAGGTGGAAGCATGGCAGACAATTTTGGTCTCAAGATAGGCATTGAAGGTGAACGGGAATTTAAAAAAGCTTTAAGCGATATAAACCAAAGTTTCAAGGTTCTTGGCTCTGAAATGAATTTAGTTTCATCTCAATTTGATAAGCAGGATAAATCAATACAGGCAATAACAGCAAGAAATAATGCTCTTAACAAAGAAATTGATGCACAAAAGGATAAAATCAGCACCCTTGAAGCTGCCTTGAAGAATGCTTCTGACTCCTTTGGTGAAAATGACCGAAGAACTAAAAACTGGTCTATTCAGCTTAACAATGCAAAAGCAGAACTTAACAATATGGAAAAGGAACTAGAAGAGTCTGCCGAGGAAGCTGACAAACTTGGGGATGAGTTAGAGGAATCCGGTAAATCTGCAGATAATGCAGGGAGTAAATTTGAAAAGTTAGGCGGTGTGCTTAAAGGTATCGGTGCTGCCATGGGTTCTGTGGCTGTAGCCGCAGGAGCAGCAACAATAAAGCTTGGCAAGGAAATTGTTAAGCAGTTTGGTGAATTGGAACAAAACCTTGGTGGATCTGAAGCGGTATTTGGAGAGTATGCTTTGTCAATTCAGAAAACTGGTGAAGAAGCATATAAAAATATGGGAGTATCACAAAGTCAGTATCTTGCAACAGCCAACAAGATGGGTGCACTATTTCAAGGCTCTGGGGTGGAACAGCGGAAATCGCTTGAACTTACGGAGAAGGCTATGCAACGTGCCGCAGACATGGCATCTGTTATGGGTATCGACATGCAAATGGCACTGGATTCCGTTGCTGGTGCGGCAAAGGGAAATTTTACAATGATGGACAATTTGGGTGTGGCTATGAACGCTACAAACATTCAAGCCTATGCTCTTGCAAAGGGACTTGATTTCACTTGGGCATCTGCAACAAATGCAGAAAAAGCTGAAGTTGCAATGCAGATGTTCTTTGAGAATACAGAGCAATATGCAGGTAACTTTGCTAAGGAATCAACTGAGACAATATCAGGCTCAATTGGACTTATGCAGGCAGCCCTTGGTTCGTTTACTGCAGGTCTTGGAAATGCCAATGCAGACATGAAAAATTTAACTAATAATCTTGTGGATGCATTTCAGGCAGTTGTAAAAAACATAGTGCCGGTGTTGGAGAATATTGTAACCGCACTGCCTGCTGCAATGGATGCAATTATATTAGCTATTGGAGATATTCTCCCGGTGCTTCTTAGTACTGTTACAGAACTATTCAATCAGGTATTTGAAACAATCTTGAACTTACTTCCTGAGCTTATCCCGGCAGCTGTTGATGCTGTTATGACAATTGTTGAAACTCTTATTAACAACTTACCTTTATTAATTGATACGGCTGTACTTTTAATTGCCTCCCTTGTAGAAGGCATGGGACTCGCTTTGCCTGAATTAATTCCGGCAACAGTAAGTGCTGTAATAACAATAGTACAAAGTCTTATGGAGAATATGGACATGGTTTTAGGAGCAGCCTTTGCAATAATAAAAGGATTGGCGGAAGGACTTCTTAATGCTCTTCCTACTCTCATTGAGGCATTACCGCAAATTATCACAACTATTATAAACTTCATCACAAATAATCTACCTGAAATAATCAGTATGGGTGTTGAAATGATGGTACAGCTTGCATTTGGTTTAATTAAAGCAATACCACAGCTTGTAGCTGCATTACCTCAGATTATTACAACGATTGTAACAGGTATTGGAAAAGCGTCAATATCAATGGTTGAAGTAGGTAAAAATATTGTTGTAGGACTATGGGATGGAATAGCTTCTATGATGAATTGGATTAAAGAAAAAATCAGTGGTTTTGTAGGTGGAATTGTTAATAATGTTAAAGGCGTTTTAGGCATTCAGTCCCCTTCTACTGTATTTGCAGGCATTGGAACTAATATGAGTTTAGGTCTTGGCGAGGGCTTCACTAAGGCAATGAACTCAGTAAAAGATGATATGAACAGGTCTATACCAACAAGCTTTGATATAGATGCAAATTTAAGAAACGGAGCAAGCTTTGACAGTAGCCATGGTTCAAATGTTACAAACACTTTTAATATTGCAAGTATGATTGTAAGAAATGATAATGACATAAAAAACATAGCAAGAGAGCTATATCTATTACAAGTAAGAAGTGACAGGGGGTATGCAGTATGATTGGATTTACATTTAGAGGAATACATACCTCAGAATTTAAGGGGCTTGTCATTAAAACTATAAACAATCCCCTATCTCCTGCTAAAAGAATACAAAGCGTAAATGTAATGGGACATGACGGAGAACATATCTTTGAAAGCGGATATGGCAATAGGGTTCTTGAATTCAGATGTTCATTGGCTAATGGGACAATAATAGAAAGACGGCAAAGGGCAAGAGAGATAGCATCATGGCTATCATCTGCCGGGGACTTGGTGCTCGACTATGAGAATGACAAAACATACAAGGTGATAAAAACAGTCAGTGATATTGCCTTAGCTATTGAACAGGCATGGGATGAATTCAATATAACATTTGAGACAGAACCGTTTCAATATGGAGGTTTAAAGACACTATCCTTTGACAACCCATCCACAGTGATTGTAAACAATCAAGGAACCTATGAGGCTGAAACTATAATATCTATTACAGGCACAGGAAGTGTAACTGTTTCATCATTAGCCTATTCATTTACATTGACAGGGATGACAGGGAAACTAAATTTAGATAGCAAGAAAATGCTCGTATATTCAGACGCAAAGATCAATGGAATATCAAAGCATTCTGGAAATTTCATAAAACTTAAACCTGGGAACAACACAATAACTGTTACTGGTTCAGTTTCCAGTATGACAGTAAAATTTCAAGACACATACATTTAGGAGGTGCAATTTTTGATAACTTTATATGATAAAAACACCAATGCAAAGCTTGCATACCTTGATGACATAATAATTGAAGATGCAATTGAAATAACAAGAAAGATAAACGGAGAGTTCATTCTTAAATTTGAAGTATTGGAAGACAATTTAAAATGTGGATACTTTGAGGCGGAAAACTATATAGCTGTTGACAAAGCATATTTTGACATTACCTATATAGAGCAAATTCACTCCGATTCAGTCACCTATAGAATTGAATGCGAGCATGTGACATACAGGCTGATTGAAGAAGAAAAAGAATTCTATACTTATGACGGAACTCCTGAACAGATATTGTCTGATATTTTGATGGAAACTGAATTTATTGTCGGTACTGTTGAGCCTTTAGGTATAACAACATTTGCAGTCCATGAAGAAACAAACAAGTTAGGACTCTTGCAGCTTCTTGCCTACCACACTAATTCAGAACTTGATTTTGATGGATTTCAGATCAGCTTAAAAAACACACTTGGTATGGATCGTGGCTTTCAAGCTCGTTTTGGAAAGAACCTGACCGGAGTAAAGAAAATAATAGATAGAAGAAAAGGATTAACCTACTATTCAATAGACATTGTTGAGCTTAAAAATCATCCTTCTTTCGAGGATTTTAGTGACCTTGAAGTTATTGAAGAAGGAGACACAATAAGAATAATTGATGAAGTTATAGGCATTGATGTAACAAATAAGGTTATTAAACGAACCTACAATCCTTTAAGAGCAATTAACACTTCCCTCGAAATAGCAAACACCATAGAAATATTGACAGACTCGGTTACAAAAATAAGACGGGACACTGTAGCAAAGGATAAAATTTATCATGGCATAAGAATAAGTCCTGACACAGGCTTTGAAAGTATTAGAAGCGACAAGATGGCAAGGGGTATTTTTAACTCTGATATATTTGCTCTTCAAACTGGAGATGGTACAGGTGGAAACTGGGTCAACAAATTATATTTTGATGCGGCTACAGGAAAATATATCTTTGACGGAATGCTTTCTGCCACCATGATTGAAGCACTTGAAGCAGAGTTTGATGTTACTATTTCAAATACCTTCATAACACAGACCCTCGCTGCTGAAACAGCATATATTGCTCAGCTTACCGTTGACCAGCTTGAAACCTCCACAAAGGTTCAAAACTATCTAAACAACAATACTAATGATGTGAACTATATTAAGATATTCGGGCAATATATTCAGTTTATAACCGCATCAACAGATGTTAGTGGGACTGAACAGGTAAAGGACAGACATAATACTAACCTATATTGGCTTGATGAAGAATTCAAAGGTACAACAACAAATGTCACTGCCTTCCCTGTACTCATATACAATTATGAAGAACATATTAAGTTGCAAATATTGTTTGAAAATATTAGTGGAACCTATATTCCTAAAATTATTTTAGGTGTTGGTGACGGAACCGGTGCTAATCATGCAAAGGCTGAAATTTATAAGGGTCAAACAGGACTTGAGATAAACTACTACAGGTCTAACAACGGAGAAAAAAGAAGTGTTTTTATAGATGATTCAGGTGTTCGTTCATCTGTTGAGGGATACAAGGCTGAGGGCAATGTAAGAAATATAATTGTTACAGACCAGACACCGGATGTCTCAATGGGGAATGTCAATGATGTAATTTTTAAAATTTAAGGAGGAATAAAGTGGCTAAAAATATTCATGTTTTACACATAAGAGAGATAAGTCATTTAAATAAAGACGGAAAGATATTATGGAAAGATAAGGGTTTAAAGAATATCCTGCATGATGAGGGTGAACTGTATATTCTTTCTGCTGCATTTGCAACAGGGTATTCAGGTTATGGGGTAGCACCTGATAATTTGTATCTTGGGCTTGATACAAGCACAAGAACTCTTGGAGAGGCAGATACCCTATCATTGGTAGGTGAAAACTCCCAAGCAAACGGATATGAAAGAAAAGCATTATCAACTCAGGGAACTGGTGTAAGCGGTCAGGACTTTGTTTTAAATCAACCTACAACATTTTATCGTGCTGAATCAAAAATATGGACATGGTCATGTGTAAATGATGCATGGACTACTGTTACAAAACTTTTCTTGTGCACTGCACCATCCGGCATAAGCGGTAAATTGATATGCTCTGTACCACTATCATCAAGCAGATTATTACAGCCGGGAGATGTAATAAGTGCCGCTATTTATATCGGTTTAAGCGAGTAGCAGGAGTTGTGCTATGGGAACTTACAATGAAGATTTCACCAGCGGCTTGCCCTCAAATTTTGTATTTGACGGTGATGATTACAGAATCAGTACAACGGACAAACCTACAGGGTACACTCACAGTCTTCAAACAAGAATTATTACCCACAATCAGTATTGTGAATATAGCTTGAGCTTAACATTCGAAGAGGCAGGTCAATTTTCTTTCTACAGAAGGGTTTCATCACAATCAGGAGGAGACTATTTTAGATTTTATATTGATAATGTTCAGAGGTTTTCTATATCTGGTCAAGGATCATGGGCTAAGGTCACATACAACTTAACAGCGGGAGTTCATGTTTTCAGGTGGAGGTATTCTAAGAATGCATATACATCATACTATTCAGACTGCGGCTTTATAACAGGGATTGTTGCCACTAATGTGGATACCACCAATCATCTTCAGAATATTAAATGTGTTGTTGATTTTTACGAGTATTTTTATGCTATAAGGCATGAGCAAGTTATAAGGTGCATAGGCTCCCAAGTACACAGCATGTATGCTGCAAGAATGATTCAAACGGTGAAAGCTGATATAACTTGTTTTACCCACCCCTTTTTATCCGGGGATGGAACTTTAAATAATCCTTTTATATTTAACAAGGGTAAGCAGCTAAATGAAATAAGAAATTTCCTATCCTGCCATTTTAAACAGGTAGCTGATGTAGATATGTCAGATTTTACTGATTGGATACCTATAGGATATGAAGAAGCACCGTATAGTTTTACCGGGAGTTATGATGGTGGAAATTATAAAATTACAGGTCTTTATATGGAACAGCCTCCATTCTCTTTTGAATGGGATGATGTTCCTTTAGGATTGTTTTATTCAATAGACACAGACTATTTTATGAAAAATATTAACTTGGAAAATATCAGTTTCCATGGGGCTGTAGCAGCTGGTGCTTTAACTGTTAGACTAACAGCAGGAGAAATATTAAATTGCCATTCATCGGGATTAATAACCTTAGAGCCCGGAGCAAGCGTTGGAGGACTAATAGGAATAGTTGTACCCAAACGTCGTCCAACATTAAATATAATAGGGTGTTCATCTTCTGTTAATATTGAAGTTATTTTTATGGAGTGGCTTTCAAGCTCTAACTTTGGCGGTTTAATAGGCATGGTGGAACTTCTCCCATCTGACGGAACATCTGTTGTGAATATTATTAAGTGCTTTGCTACCGGTGATGTTAGACTTCGAATGATACCTGAAAACATTAGCGAGTATAGTCATATGGAGAATTTCGGCGGTTTAATCGGATATGTTGTGGAAATGAGGGAAATTTAGTGATTAATATTGAGGAATGCTATTCTACGGGAACTGTCCAGGGAGCTTCAAATGTGGGTGGCTTAATAGGGTTTTTATATAATGCAAGAGTTGTAAATAGCTATTCAACCAGTAACCTTGACGAAACTCTCGGGTGGCGAACCACCCTATGGGGCAGAGAATACATGTTTAGATATTTTGGTGGATTTGCCGGTTCCAGCGGTGGTTTAGAAGTTATTAACTGCTATTCTGCAGGTAAGGTTGCTGGAGTACCTTATGGCAATTATACACAAGTAGAATATAAAGGCTTCTTAGGGGCAGACACATATGCATATAATGACGTCTCATCTTCATATTTTGATATAGACAAAGCAGGAAGAACAGATAGTTTTGCTACAGCAAAATCAACTCAGGAAATGAAACAGCAGATCACTTTCAATGGTTGGAACTTTATAAATATTTGGGGTATAGAAAGCGGATTTAATGATGGATATCCCTTTCTTCTTTTTTCTTATACCCCCACTGAAGGGCTGAATATATTTGTCATTACAGATACAGGGCTAAAACAGATTGCGGAAATTTTTGTAATAACTGATACAGGGCTTAAGATGGTGTCCGGCGGCAATATAATATCGGATGTAGGTTTAAAATAAATGATAAACAGGAGGGGTTTTATGAAAGATAAAATACAATTAATATTTACAGCCATCGGTGGCTACTTGGGGTATATCCTCGGTGGACTTGATGGCTTTCTTTATGCTCTTATTGCATTTGTTGTAATAGATTATATAACTGGTCTTATGGCTGCAATTGTAGAGCGTAAACTATCCAGCGAGATAGGATTTAGAGGCATCTGTAAAAAGGTGCTTATTTTTACAATGGTTGCAATCGGTCACATTTTAGATAGCAAAATTATTGGCGAAGGTGGTGCTATAAGGACTGCAGTCATCTTCTTTTATCTGTCTAATGAAGGAATTAGTATTATTGAAAACTCTATAAGAATAGGGTTGCCTGTGCCACAAAAACTTAAAAACATATTGACTCAATTAAATACTGATGGAGATGAAAACAAATGAATCTACACAAATTAATTCTATCTCAAAATGCTTGTTATAAAGCAGGTAAAACAATTATACCAAAAGGCATTATGGTTCACTCCACAGGGGCGAATAATCCTTATTTGAAGCGATATGTGGGACCCGATGATGGACTTTTAGGGAGGAACCAATACAACAATCATTGGAATCGGTATAAACCTGACGGAAGGCAAGTATGCGTTCATGCTTTTATCGGTAAATTAGCAAACGGCTCAATTGCTACCTATCAAACCTTACCGTGGAATCATCGAGGGTGGCATGCCGGAGGAACTGCAAACAATACTCATATAGGATTCGAAATTTGCGAGGATGGTCTTACTGACACCTCGTATTTTTCTGCTATATATAAAGAAGCTGTTGATCTATGTGTATTTCTTTGCAGAGAGTTTGATCTAACTGAAAAAGACATCATTTGCCACAGTGAAGGTTATAAAAAAGGAATTGCTAGTAATCACTCGGATGTAATGCATTGGTTCCCCAAACACGGTAAGACTATGGATATTTTTAGAGATGATGTAAAGTCCAGATTTTCATCTATCGCTCCAATTGAGCCGACCACGCCGATGAAATATTACCGCATACAACTTGGTGCATTTTCTGTCAAGACGAATGCTGATGCTATGCTTCGCAAAGTCAAGGAGGCCGGATTCACCGATGCTTTTATCAAATATAGCGAATAACATGTAGATTATGCCTATCGAGAGATTTGTCTTTCGGTAGGCATTATTTTTTTACTGTTTTTTCGTTCATTTGGCTGATTTCTGTCCTG